CTGTAATGGTCAGATTAATAGCCAAGCGCGTCTCCTCTAGCAATCACATATATCAAAAAGGTTAGGATTTCTAGTACCTGAAACCGTTAATGTGGGCTCCTCTGGCTCCGAAAGAAGAATATTTTTTCCGCCCACTGGGTTGACAACATGAGTTCCCGCCAATTGGACACTTTTCTCATTGTAGATATCTGGAATACTCGGGGGAACAACACGTGCTGTGGGACCATTAACGAAAAGAGGCACGTGACCGCCAGTGATCGGCACGCCTGGACGAGTAAAAAGACCGGCTGTGGGGGCATCAAGCACAGAGGGCCCGGTCTTCGTGAATATAATGTCACAGTCTTTAGGTTGAGGCCTAACTATGAACCCTATATCGCCTGAAGCGAAAGCTCTAAAGTCTAGGCAGAGAAATCCCCAGGAAAGAAGAGACAGGGGCCTAGAAGAGCGTTTCCTGGTTCTAATTCTACCGCGAGTGTTAAGACCGATAGTAAAGCAAGATGCATCAGATAAGGTCATCGCCAGCAGCCTGAGCGTCGTCCATTAACGTACCGATGTAACGGTGAAACTCAAGTACGGTGTAAGTGGTAGTAGCGTCTCCGGTCCACCGGAAATTACCACTAATATCAACAGATATGTCTGTTGGGTTTACTGTAGCCATTATTTATTTTCCTCACTTTAGATTAAACTTAGAAAAAAGGGCTTAGGCGCTGTTAGCTATAGCTAACAGCGCCGCCCAATGGCTCGCTCACTAACATCGTAATAAGAGCCGTTTTTGCTAGGGGATTGCGGGGGCGGAGGGACTAACCTTAATAAACTGCTTCTTCTCAAAATCAAGGGCCCATTGGCCGACACCCATCTCATCCAAACTATACTTACTTGCGAGGGACCTGCGGGACTCAGCAAGCTCAACTTCTACCCGGTTAGCCTCTTCTCTCATATTACCAATAAGCTGGGTAAGTCTTCCCATCTCCTGCCTGTACTTAGCTAGACCATCAACTCTAGATTGAATTTCCTGAAGAGTAGAAAAGTCCTCTGAGCCGATAACAACCGGAGCCTGGTTAGGGTCGGTGGGGATAAGATTTGCACTTAGTGTCTCAGTCATAATTCATTAATCCTTAGTGTCTTGATTAGCGCTACTGCGGTAGCGAGAATCATAAAACTTGTCAAAATATTTATCGCCTATGTTGTGTATGAAATTTGATATACGATGAACGATAACAGTGAATACCACACACAACAAAATAAAAAGGAACCACGAGGGGGCGGTTATGTAACTAATGTATATTGCAGGAAAAAAAGCAACCCACACTGAGGTACAGTAACCACACCCAATAAGCGATGCAAAGAAGGGCCCCCAAGAGGAGACCCTTCTCCTAACTCTCGCAAATATGAGGGACTTACAGAGTAGCTCTGTTGCCCCTTCCACAAACAGGCCTGTTAGGAACAGGATACCTGTTAAGTAAAATATAAAGTTGAAACCCATGTCTTATAAAGTCACATTTAGTTCTTTGATTCTTCCACGAATAAGACGGGAAATAGTAGCTTTCCTTGAATCAGTCTTACACAACGATAGTGCTCTGCGTAATTTGTGGATGCTGTCTATATTCTTAAGTATCCTTCGAGGGTTGTCTTTTATTCGTAAATTGAAAATATCCCGAGCCGTCATCTTAGCCACGGCGCGGGGGGTCGAAAACTCCAAACTTGGAGGATCCTTAACCTCACCATCTATTTTTTGAAGAGGATCTTCAGCTACCTCTACTACATCAGATGCAGTAAGGGGGAGCGCAGTAAGAACTTCTTTGTATTGGCGGCCCCCTACATAATCCGATGTCTCTTGCGGCAAAACATTTACTTCCCAACCTTCGGGAAGGTAATCCTTTAACCAGTCAACAAAAGAACTACCTTTCGGAATCTTAGAACCTACAAGCTTGTAAGCCCTCTCCAACGTAATCTTTTGCCCTGGGTAAACAGTCTTTTTAAAGATGTGTCTTGACCGGCCTGTGTTATTAGTAATATAACCCTTGACCATAACTAAATCTCCTAAACGAAATAGCATCCCTCCCCCTCGTCAGGGGAGGGATGCTTATCGGTAACTATCTTACAGCGAGCGGTCGATAACGCCCATGGAGAGCATACGAGGATCAAGTACTGCAAATCCAATCTCTTCCCACCCGAAGATTCCCTGCTGCTGCTTGCGCAACAGTGTGGGGTCGTCAAATGCCTGGAATTCCGAACGAATCGGCATTACCAGGGAGTCGTTAACTGTGTTGTCGAAGCCCCAAATCTGGGTCTCTCCGGCCGTAGAAACCTGGCCATTAGCGTCAACAACATTAGCGTTGGTAAGCGTGTAATCATTGAACGAACCAGAGCTATCCTTGAAAATACCGTAGGAAGATGTCTCGTCATTGATGTTGAACTTGCCAACAGCTCCTAAATGCTTAAGCTCGCGGAGCTGAACATTCCAAATCCGGCCCATACCAGCTGTCTGGAAAATCTCACGGCGGGTAACAGGGTCGATGTCGGTGTCAGTCCACTCACGGATGTCAGCCGCATCCTCAGGGGAAACCCAGAGGTCAGTAAGTGTGCGGTCGGTACGAACCATTCCAACCATCATCTTATTGATAAGCTCCTTCGAGAGGTAGCCAGCACCGGGCGAACCGGGGTCTACTTCGTAAAGAGGAGCGGAGCGGGGGGTAAGAAGTCCCTGACCAGAGAAGTCCGTGGTACCAGCGGGGATAAGAACCCGCCAGGCGGACTCTTCCTCATACTCTGCTACGGCGCGGGCTACATTTCGGGCAGCTCGTTCTGCAATGTCAACTCGACCGTCACGGGCATATGTCAACTTCCACTGAGCAGAAGCATCGATGGTGAAGGTGGGGATGTATACATCCTCACCAACGCCTTCAATGAAATTCTGAGCAGCGTAACCCAATCCAGGAAGAACCCAGACCGGTACATCGAAGTCGTCTGCAACGGGGTATACAGCCTGTGCTCCAGGGGCCAACTTCTCCTCCGCAAAAAGCTCGCGGGCTACGGAACGAAGTCGGATTTCCTGAAGGATAGGTGTAGTAAGAGCCTGTGCAAAAGCCTGGTAGGCCATTGCTCCTTCTTTTGTTTCGAGGCAGGAAGCCGTAGCTTTAAATAACTCCTGCATTTCTTGGCGATTCATATCACTCATCGTGATTTCTCCTTTGTAAATATGCAGGGGTTATTAGACAAGGGCCTTAATACGAAGCATCTTACCCGCCGCAGCCTCAGCAATGGTTAATGACTGCATTGCTTCTGCGGCCGGAAGGGCCGCTGAGTCTGCGTTGGTATCAGAAAGCTTCCCATCGTCATCACAGTAAAGAAGGGCTCCGACAGGAATGCCATCGCCGCCCTCATCTACATACTGATCGGTCTCGTAAATCGCACCCGGTCCCATTGCGACAGCAACAGGGTCACCCAGGTAAGCGTCAGACGACCCCATGTCGGATGGAAATCTGAAACCTGGCGGAAGTTCCGCTGATTCGGCCTTCACCTTCTGCATTAGCCAGCCGTAAACGGTCTGTGCTGAAATGTCTGTGATTACATCAACAAGAGCGCGACCATCTGCGGTCTCGCCTACAATTCTAACCAACCTACCGGCAGGAACCGGGAGTGTCTCCGACGTAGTAGCGTCAAAACTGGAGAACTGATTCTCGGTAAGTGGATGTCTTAACTGAAAAGTCATGTCAGTGTCCTCCTATTATTCTCGACTGTTACTAAGGTTAGCAGCTAGCGCCTTGCCAAAGCGGGCAAACTTGTCCTTGAGGTCCTGATTGGGGATCTCAACGTCAAGCGTAGCGGCGGCAGCCATTGCAGCTTCTTCTTTCAGCGCCCTGTCGAGGTCGGCGGGAACAACAACAGTTTCCGGATCACCCTCTACAACTACAGACGCTGTTTCTGAAGCAGCTTTAATTTCTTTCTCTAGCTGAGCACGAAGCTCAACCATTTCCTGCTTGTAGGAAGCAAATTCTTCCTTGTTCATACTACGAACTCGGGTTTCCTGAGCAGTGCGAGTGTCGGCAGAAGCGTAAGCAACCTTAGCCTCTTCCAACTCGCTCATACGTACGGCAAGTGCCTTATCAGCAGCAATATCTGCTAGCTCATTCTCGGCCTTTGATGCACGCTCTTCAAGCTTGTTAGCTGTGTTATCAGCGGTGTCAAGTTTCTCACGCAACTCTGCGGTCATTGCTTCAAGTTCGTTGATCTTAAGCTGGAGGACCTTTCGGTCTTCAGCGGAAGAGGCAAGTTCCTCGTTCTTTGAATCTACAGTAGCCGTAAGCTCATCAATAGTACTCTGTGCGGTCTTGAGAAGTGCTTCCACATTCTCAACTCGTGCTGCTTCTTCCTTTTCATTCAGAGCCTCACGAATTGCCTCACGAATACCGCCAACGAGCTTATCGTTGTCAGTAGCGGTCATAGTTCATTCTCCTTTTATTACGGAAGGGTTACTTCCCAAGCGATTGTGTAGGTGTCGGCGTTAGACCCAGAAATAGTCAAGTAGCCAGCACCAACGTCCCAGTTGAAGCCATCAGTAGTAGGATATGGATGCTTGCCTGATACGTGAGCTGAGGCGGCCGCAACAAAGCGAGCGTCATTCACGGTTACAGTTCCGGCGACAAGAGTAGCGGTGCCTTTAATAGACTTTACGTCTCCACCCTTCTCCAGTGCCTCAAGATCCCCATCACTGTTGAGGATGGCGACACGCCTTTTGGGAATGCCCTTATAGTGGTCTCTAGACATCACTTCCTCCTGTATGGGATTGCATTTGCATGTTGTTGTTAACTCCTGTCCTACTTCTAAGTGAAGTAAAAAATAATGCCCCATGAACTACTACGTTGGCGCCTCTTCCAACTAGCTCACACCTGGTCCGTTTCCTTTTAAACAATCTAACCTCGAAGATCGTTAAAAACCTTTACATAAATTTCTTAGCGCCATCGATCAAACTCTGCAAGCTAACTAAGCCTTGCTGAATCCTACGCTGACGTAAAATATCTTCATGATTCGTTATTTCTTCCCTGACCGTGCGAGCAAAAACATTACGCCAACACGTAGGAAGGGTAGCGTCGCCTGGTCGGGCGCTGCACTCTAAATCAAATAAGGAGCACCAATTTTCGCGTGCCAGCTCGTCGCCGGGACGTGGTAGTCCTGAGTCTCCTTCTTGAGGAGATAAAGGGTACTGCGAGAGGTCCGTCGCCGGCTCATCTAAACTATCGGGGGGCGTTACGAATACACTCTTCTTAAAGCTAACACACGTTCCCGGAAGAATATGGTTTAAATTGCCCGACAGTTCTACCCCATCAACAGGAACTACTAGAAGGTCGGCCCCGGAGGGCTCGTCCGAGCCGGCTTCCAGTGCCTTAGATACGGCATCAAGGACAGCCTGGCGAATAAAGTTGCTTGTTTCCTCCGACAGTTCTCCAGCCACCTCGACCTCCGTTTTTGTGAATGCTGAGATGTCAGCAACATTAATAGTTGGAACTTCTCCCTCGTTCTTCTTCTCTTCTACATAATCATTGACTGCCGCTGCTTCCATGATAATGGAGCGAGGGTTAGCAGGATCCTTTACGATTCCTACGCCAGCAAAAAGAATATCCCTTAAAACTCTACCAACTAGGTGGAAACCTAACTCTTTGTCTCCGTCTTTTACCTGGACAACACTGCCAACGTGCTTGTCAAACCCCATCACTTCAGCTTGCTCACGGGGAATAACCAAGTCTCCTACTTTTACATCGTAATCTCGGTAGTAAGCTTCCATGGATACCATCCACATTCCATCTTGGATCTCACTAGAAATTTCAGGGAATCTGGCTTTGTGTATAATAGCGCTAATTGCTATGTCCATCTCCAGCTCATCCTGCTGCTCTGTGGTCTTGGTGCGCGAGGAAGTCTCAGCATCAAAAGGGGAGCGGTCTCTGTTAAGAAACGCACTCCCTGTAATCTGTCCAATAATGCTCTGCTCGTCATGCTCAATGTCGACAGCCTTGCTTCTAATAGAACTGCGGGCCTTTATAAGCTCGGATCCAAGGAATACCGCGCCGTTACGGTTCATACCAGAAGAAACAAAAATAGCAGTAAGGTACTGTAAATCTGGCTGCCTATCTGCCTCGGGAGGAAAGTCAAGTATCTTAGCCACCTCGGATAGCGCAGCAGACTCCAACGTAAGAGGAGCTATAACATCTACTTTATGCATCTTCTCTAGTGACGCCATACTCTTTATTCTCCTTTAAGGGAACCCTCTTCCCCCCATCTTCTGGAATAATATTAAAGCTCTTACACACCCTATCAATAATGTCTAATGCTTTACTTAATTCCTTCTCGATTAGGTCTGGGGGATGACGCATAGAGCACCTCTACTTACCCTTTTTAGGGTACTTTTTAGGACGAGGGGTTTTCTTGGGCTTCTTTGGTTTAGCTGTTTTAGAGGTAGCAAAGGCGGCTTCACCCGCCGCTTTGATTGCTGCAGCCGTCTCTTTCTCTTTTAAAGCAAGAAGCTCTTTAATCTCGTCCAACGTTAGTGTGTCCAAAGCTAACTCCTTAGTACTAGCTTTTGCCTTAACTTTAACTTTAGTGGGTTTAGAGTCGTCTTTAGCCTTCGGAGTCTTAGCTGGCTTTCCTTTTGGCCTTCCTTCGGAAGGGGTTCCCTTAGGTGTACCTTGCGTAGGCTGAGTAGACTGCTGGAACGGTGAGCCTACAAGGCCAAGGGTGCCATTAGCAACCAGTACCTTCTCAGCTTCCATCTGAGCAAGCTCGGTATCAGGATCGAACCCTAGCTTCTTCTGTCCAGTACGGTAGGAGATAAGACGCCTATCAATCATTCCCTGAATAATTGTCATCATCTGAATCTCATCGCGGAGAGCCATGTCATCAAATCTGACGCGGGGAATTCTGTCGAACCCCATAGCCTCAGCTAACTGGCGGTACTCCTTGTAAATCCAACGAGTGACCTGGCGGCGAGCGTAGTTTATTTCCTCAATTACAGACTTAACAGCTAGATCTATTGCGTCTTTGCTGCCGTCCCCAAGACCGTCAATAAGTGCGCGGACAATACCGAGGCCACCTGTAAGGTCGTCATTAACCTGGCGGTACTTGTCTTGGCCAAGGATATCTCCAATCTCTGGGGAGGTTATCTTTTGGACATCAAGTGTGTGGTTCCACACAACCTTGTACGACTTGGAAACTGTATCGAATAGCTCTGATGCTCTATCTAGAGTATCTTGCTTCTTAACAGGGTTGTTGTCACTACCTACCCGGATAAGAAGAATGTAGTTGGTGATCCCATCCAACGTGCTGTAGTCTGCTTTTCTAAGCTCATCCTTAAACTCAACTGCCTCAAAGGCACGAGACGCTCTGGGAAGAGGGTACCTCTCGTAAGGCATTCTACGATAATCAACTTCGCCAATCAAGTCCGGCTCAAGCGGGATGTCTTCACCCTTTAGAACCGCGGCTTTAAACGCCGCCGGAAGACTATCGATTGTCTTCCTTTGGAACGTAGACAGCTGAGAACGTTTCATCTCTAAAAGAGGTTTAATTTCTTTTCCAGCGTCCTTATTAAGGAAGGTAGCAGTCTGACCAAACATCAAACTTCCTTTAATTTCTACCATCACAGGATTTAAAACTGTATACCCGATGGGAATAAAGGAGCTAGTGTATCTATTACCCTTAAGAGCAATCTCTTTACTGGCCTTCGCGGTTTGCTTCTTGCCGGGGATAGAGCTGAAGAAGTTAATCTTCGGCTCATACTTACCAAGAACTTTGTAAGTTCTTACCATACCAACACGAAAGAAATCAAAAAAGATCTTCTCTACAATATCGTCGAACCCGACATCTACAACCCAACTATCGTAAAAGTTCTTAATGTTCTCATCATTGATGTCGTTCTCAAATCCCTTGGATGCAAAATTAGTCAGCACGTTGACGTGGGACCCGTAAACATCCTTAGAGCGGTAGTAATCGATTGCCCTTTTGTATATAGACTGGGGTGAGTCTGTCAAGACAGACGGCTTAGCTAAATCTAAATCTCCTCGGCCCAAAGGGTCTAGCTCGATGAGGCGCCTATTAGCTCTGGCGTAGTTAGCAGGGAGAATAGGATTCTCAGCGATAAGGTCAGCAGCGCTAACCTCTGTTCTCCCAATTATCTCTACGCCGCTGGGAAGAGAGGGTGCGTCAGGCCCGCCCTTTACTTCAAGAACCATCTGAAGCTGACCTTTAGACTCGTCGTACTGACTAGACTTTAACTCTAGATTGTCATACTTGGAGGCAAGGACTGCCATTTCATTTTCTAAGTTTTTGTCGGCCATTTTACTTCCCGGGCTTAAAGGTCTTTCTAAATGCCCAACTATTAAGAGGTGCTTGTGTAACTTCCATGCTCTCAGTCAATGTGCTTTTGATGGGTATCCTAAAGTCAGGGCGTTGCTGAACTATCCCTATCTCTAGCATTGCTCCCTCATCTTCATCTGACATAAACAGTTCGTATGCCATTCTACTTGCTAGTATGAAAGCTGTAAATAAATCCTTCTTCTGGGAAGCGTGGCCGCCGCCGGAAGGAACATCGAAGTGAGCGACGCCGGAACGCGTCTCAGATACCTCGATCATCATTAACTGTCGTGTCATTGTCTCGACTGTGTCGTAGAGCCCCTCTAAAGTATCTAATTCCTTGAAAGAGGTTTCTGTAGAGCCAGTTGGCTGAGGGCGTCTAGGGAGAGTAAGGTTGCCGTTCTCCATTAAGTTCAAACTGGAGTAAACAGCTTCGGCGTTAGTCTTGGGGCTGGGATTAAACAAGTGCAAGATGTGGCGACCTGTTAAGTCTTCCAGCTCCTCATCTCCAACGTCCAATATCCTCTGAGAGGCACCCCACCGCTCTTCTTCGGCGAGAAGATCCTTAATTGCAAGACCACCACCACCAGCACCAGCATCAAGATTTATCGCTATGACATTGAAATCTTTGCAGATGTTCATAATTGTCTGGGTCATCTTAGGGAATACATTCTGATAGAATTCCCAAGCGGCTACTACTTTGTTGGGGGAACCAAGCTCGATGAGGCAAAGGGCAAATGCGTCGGAAGCGCGAGCAGGGTCAACTCCGAGAACGTACTCTATTCCTGGGCGGCCTTTAAGCGCTACCGTGTGCGTTGCCTCTTTGCGGCACTTCTCGATTAAAGATGCTTTGAACACCCCAGCTGAGTCTGCCTCCCAAATGGCCTCGTACTCCATCCTAAATTCGATCTTAGATAGACGGGCTTGGGAGTTCTTGATATTCTGCTCCGATAGGAAACCTTCGGGCATGTCTCGAAAAGACAGGGTATGTGTAGCGTACTGGTCCTCGCCTCTGCGAATAGCCTCTTCATACTCCAACTTAGTCTGGTACATATGATTAAACTGATAGAAAGCGGAGGAGGTCATTATAACCTTGTTGTCCAAGCGCTTCTGGAAGTCACCCATAGTGGCTTTACCGCTCCTAATTAAGGCACGTTGGCGAGAAATCCTCTCAACATTAGCCATGGGGTCAGCAACGGTAGCACCCATCGGAAGGATTACTGTGTTAAAAATCTCTTCCGGAATCTGAGCAAACTCATCAGCTATAATGGCGTAGTAACGAGCACCACGAATCTTAGAGCCATCTCCAAGAGGTACCGCCTCTATTATCGACCCTTGTTTGAAGCCAGGCTGCCTAAAGCGCAGGTAACACCTATCACTGGCAGTGGTAGGCTTAGATTGGGTTGCTTCCTGAAGTAAGGGGGATTGATTCCACCGCTTCTCCACCTCAGCAAAGAGCATCTTAGCCTGTCGAAAAGAAGGGGCCAGAAGTCCTACCCGCTGACCTGGGTATAGCATGGCCCACAGACAAGAAAAAACGGAATTTAGGAACGTTTTACCGGTTCCTCGACCAGCTGTTATCAAACAGAAGTTCTTAAACCACATATCGGTAAGAACTTGTTGCTGCGGAACAGCCAACTTAATTCTTAGGAGGTCTTCCGCAGCCAGCACAGGGTTCTGACGGTAAAGCTTAACAAGCTCTAGTTCCCTACTTAAAAGACGCATCTCTTTGCTTTTAAGAGACATCTTCCTCCGCTGGTATTACGTATCCATCTGCATCACGAGGAGGAGGAACATAAGTTTTCTGGGCATTTTCAAGATCATTCATTCTCTTCTCGAAATTTGCTTTATCACTATCGTCAATTTCAGATGCAAGGTCTACGATACTAAATGAGGGGCGGTTCTTGACATCGATACGGTCAACTCGCCTGCTTGCGAGGTTGGTTTTTATCTTATCGGAAAACTTTCTAAAGCGCTCTATGGTGGGAGCAGCCTCTAAAAGCTTAATAGGAGAGGTGGCACTTTCCTTCAGTAAGCGGTACTCAATCACCCGGTTAAGGGCAAGAGTAATCACATCATCAATGTCTGAGGATGTGAGTTCTTCCGCATCGAAATCTCTTAGAATTAAATTAATATAGTTGTAGTAAACTTCTTGCTCTGTTCGAGAGCCAAGAACGTCTAAAGCCGGCATCAATTTCTCGATGTCGGCAATGCCCGCAAAATCTCCAAGGATGGAAGCCGGATCTACGTCGGGCTCTGTCTCAACAAACTTGAGATTCTTAACCATCTTCTCTTTTTGCTCTGTCGTCTTCTTACGGTACTGGATAAGGTTTTTTCTAGAGTTGGGATTGTTACGGGCCTTGGGGCTCTTACTCTTCTCTTCGGCCAGCTCCTCATCGGAAGGAAGCTCCGCTAGCTTCCACTCCTTCTCTATAATCTCTTCTACCTTACTCTTACCTAACTTCTCTTCGACATCCTTAATGTTCTTCGCCATCTAAGTACCTTACTGCCGCGTTATTACTCCTAAATCTTCAGGGCTAAAAACAACCTGTAGGACTCTATCGGCTCGTTCAAGATCAACTGTAACTGAGTTACTGGACAAGAGCACTACCTCTCCCCTGAACCCAACAAAGACGCCGTTCTTTACGGATACGAGGTCTCCCACTAAAAAGTCATTGATTTTCTCATCATTCAGCTTATCTACCTTTTGAAGGCTATTTACAGAAGCAAGATCCTGCGCTGTACAGGGACCTACATAACCAGTGATAAAAGGATGAGAATTTATCTTAACCCAAGTAGCGGGGTTACTTTGATCGTGCGTATACTGTAAAAATAGATAACCAGCGTAGAGAGGGGACTTCTTAACCTTTATCCCTTTGCGAGTAGTCTTCTCTGTGGAGATAGTGGGGTAGAGTATTTTAGATACCTGAGGTATCTTTTCCTCTATAAACCTCTCTACTATCTCAAACTTACCAGAACGAACTGTCCACACATACCACTCATCAGCTGTTCCAGCTTTCTTACTCATCACTAGGCGTACCGCCCTCAATGAACACTGAACGTGCCTCAAGCTCAGTCACCAGCTCATCTTCGGTGGTGAACGTATTACCTTCGTTAACGCTAGTGTACTTAAAGCACTTAGAGCAGCCTCTTCCAGCAGTGTACTTATTCACTACTGAAATAGCCGAACAGTGGTCGCAAAGATGAATTATATCTCTGCGTGCATGTGTTCTTTTCTTAGGCTTACTAAACGTAAACGGGAGATCCTTCCAAAAGTCTGTCTTTTTGACATCCCTTGAAATCATCTCCTTGTATTTTCTAGTACCTTTGTTGTGCCTGTTAGGCGCCTCTCGGTTAGGAGAGTTCTCAGCAGCAGTACCAATGCCATCGTGCCAATTTCCTAATTTTACCATACTAAATTGGGATATCTGGTTTCTTTGGTGGGGTTGATCTGTTGGGGTCTTCTCCAGGAGAATGACCCCGCTTAATTGGGTCTATACGTACACGGCGCCTGTTAAGATCAGTACCTACTTCGTTCCAGTGGCGCTCCGACCTTCTGTTTCCTCCATGAGGGAAGAAGGTCCTTTTTTTTCGTTTAATGACAATGTCTGACATAAGCCGGTGTCCTCCATAAAGGCATCGACAGTCTCAAAGAGATAAGACAGACCGTCTTTATCGTTGTTGATTGTTCCTAAAAACCCAGGCCAACTACGCATTGAAGTCTCTGAAGCATGCTCAGTGTTGATATTATCAGCACTCGCTGAGGGGCGAGAGATCAGGGCCACTGCTCCGCCAAGCTCATCCACGATAAGGTCAGCCTCGTTGGGAAAACGCACATCAGTCACCAAAAAACGACTAGTTGGGCTGTCCGCAACTGCTTTCAGTAGAACATCTACGTGGTACGTAGGAATGAGCGTACGACAAATGTCTGTTCCAACAAATTGAAGTACTTCTCTGGGGTTAACAAGTTGTTTGCCTACCAGAGACTTGACCTGAGTCATGGCTGTGTGAGGAATCGCAGCGTCCTTGTGAGTACGTACCATCCAGTACATAATTGACCCAAGGTTGCGATCTGTAAACGTTCTAGGTTCAGGGAAGAAGGTCTTCTTACCCTCCTGGGAATAAACATCGTGGTCGGTGAGGTTGAAGACAGCCTTGCACATTTCCTTGAGATTCTTAGCGAAGGATAACTTGGCGTCCCACCCCCTATTTTCAATCAAGAAATCTGCGACCGTGTCTTTGCCTGCCAGCGCCGGCCCATGTAATCCCAATACAAAACCCATTCAACTGCTCCTAAATCTTCGGACGTTTCCCAATATGACGCAACGAGTCAGTTAATTTTGCTAACGTTACGTCCAGGGACCTTAAAGTATTTTCAGCCGGGTCAGTTTCTCCACGCTCAATGGGGGTGATACTGACAATTGCTTCCGTACATGGCAAATCAGATGCTACTCTGAGCGAACAGGTCTTCCAGAAATTACCCTCGCAACAGCACATCTGACCCGTTTCCTCGTCGTAGAGGACCGTCCGCTGTATTGAGATTCTGTTGGTTTGCATCAGATAAACTACTCCTGTAGTGCCCTAGTCATCCTAATAATAAGACAATATCCTATAGATGTAAACCACTTAACAACAATCCTGTACGCAGAGTTTAACTACCGCAGTTGCGCACACTGTGAAGAGGCCAGATCAGTCTTTAAAACCTACAGTCCATTCGGGGCGTCGATAAATCAATAGGTTAGCCGCCTTTATCGTCCCCCGAATAATAAGATTTTACTTTCTACTAAGATACATAGTCTTATACTGATATATTCTCTATAAAGATACTAACATATATGTTAGTAAAGATAGGGTACCACAGTTTGTTGTAAAAGTCAACAGAAAAAGGGAACAGTCCTCAAATAAGAGAACTGCCCCCCAAATCCTTACTTGCCTGTAACGGGCGAGACCTTACCAGGGGTCTTGTTCACGGCGCCAGAGGCGTCGTTTCCAGGACCATGTGGTGTGTTCTTCGCAATTTCAGGGTTAGTCTTAGCAGTCTTACTAACCGCGACAACGACTCCGTTCATAAAGCGATGGTATGCAGCAGCCATGGCTACCTCCTTCTGTTTGGACCGAAGTCCGGTTTGTGGTTACTCGAGTAATTCCGTCTCGTGAAGACAACGCTCGATATTAATCCTAAGCGTGTCCCTACTTGATCGGAAACCTTTTAATTGCTCCTGGATAGCCGCTCTTTGTGTTTCCACCAGGTCGGTCCTTGAGGACAAGGACTCCAAAAGCATAATCTTTTTCGATACGACGTCGTACGCCGGCTGAAGGCCTAGAAGCGGGGTACCTTGAAACGAAGCAGTTGCTCTGGTTCGCTCCACCTGACCAAGCAGCGCACTCTCCTGCGCTAGCAGGGAATTACATTCTTCCAGTAGGTTACCTACGTCACCAAGAGAACCTATAACGATATAAACTTCGTTAATTTCTAGGCGCTGGCGTATGCTAAGTAGTTTTATTTGGGCTTCATGTAAATTCATTAGTCTATTTCGGTAAAGCTTGTGCAGCGTACTACGGACGATAATTCGTGAGTGTACTTTGTCACCAGGTCCTGGCGGTTTCTCTTCTTGGCGTCGCTGAGGGCCCTATTAATCGCGCTGTACGCCTTTTCGGCATTAATGAAGTGCTCTACCCCTAAAGCAACAACTCCCGCTGTAGCGGCTGCTAGGGACCCTGACGCGTTACTGAAATCTAACTTAGTTCCGTATGAATTTTTCAACGTCATGGTGGCTTCACACACAGTGTCGCCTCCGTCGATGTTAGACTTCTTTGCAATTTTCTTTCTGGTCATACTGACTTTAAAATCTGTCAGTGTAACTGATTGTAAGGAAAAGTGCTTTTTTGTGTAGTGCTTATGGAGGGCACCGAAGAGGGCGTCTACCGCGCCGAGCCCTGTTCCCGCTAGCTCTATCTTGTTTACAGTTACAAGGGCTTGGCAGGTACCTTCCATATCATCACGCAGCTTAACGCAGGTTACGTTAAGATGTTTATACTCGTCTCCAAGGACCTTTTTTATTAATTCTCCGGTCTCTATTAGATTCAAGATGAACTCCGTGGTTTGGAAACACAAGAATCCCGTTACTGCCCTGAATGGCAGTTAACGGGAAAAAAGGAATATACTTCTGGTTTATCCTTCAGAGGATAGGCGCCGTACCTTGTGCGCCTGAGGTCCTTTAGGCCCTTCGACCAATTCGAACTCTACACCCTCTCCCTCTTTCAGGGCTTTGTATCCATCCATATCAATGGACGAATAGTGTACAAAAATGTCTCGTGAATCATTCTCGGCGTTAACGAATCCGAATCCCTTAGCTGCGTTGAACCACTTTACTGTACCATTTACAGAACTCATAAAACTAACTCCTTATATTACTTAAAACCCAACACCTGCTAGAGATAAGGGCACGATTTGTGCTAACCACCATATACTTCTTGGTAGCGATGCTTTTTAACTAAGAGGCGAATAACCTCATTAACTGGTTTGACAAAATAATTACCTTCAATAGGAATACCGTCCTTTGAAATTAAAATGACTACAATCCCTACTAGACGGCCCTGCTTGTTCCACAAACCCCCACCCGAGTTGCCAAAGTATATCTGAGCTGTCGTGCGGTGTAGTGCCCCGTGCTTGATCGGAACCGATACGGTCGCTAGGGTGCCCTTGGTAATAGAAAGGGTGATGAAGCGTCTGTTTGCTAGCTGTACGGGGTAACCAGCTGCCCACACGTCTTCTCCTGGAAAAGGAGTGGTTTCTATATCCGTGTTTACACCAAGGTCCTCATTCACTGCAATCACTGCAATGTCTCGGTTGCGGTCAACGGCGACGATGGCGGCACTGATAGCGCGTTTGGTGAGATCAATGGATATATCACGTTTAATGCTGACCTTACAGTTGAGCCCCTTATAGTCAGACTTGTATTTGAGCTGTACAACATGTGCAGCTGTGAATATATAAGACCGGTTTGACTTCGACTTAACTATAATCCCAGTACCTCGTCCATCCCCGTACTTGCTCGGGCGACTAGTTCCCACTACAACAACTCCGGCTTTTGGGGTACAGTCGTAAATAACCTGTACTGTCCTGGCAGTAATATGGGACATTAACTGCTTGTTATAACGCCTTCTGTTGTGACGACTTTTTCCATTTCCTCCGCCGCCGCCAGCACGCGTAGAAACAGTAGTTTCTGGTGCTTGGTCTTTTGTAAGCGTTCCCATCGAGCTACCACAGTTGCACGAAGTTAACGCAAGTAGAGTAATTGCCAACAACACCAGAACTTTTTTCATACCCTCACCTTGTTAATATTTCAGGACCTTCTTCGGTTATTAGGATTGTATCTTCGAAGTGGGCAGAGAGATTCCCATGAAGAGATACGACAGTCCATTTGTCGTCTTTCACAGTTGCGTCAGCGGGCCCATCAAAAACTACTGGTTCTATTGCTAGACAAGTACCAACTTCTAAAGCTGGTCCCTGTTGAGGGGGTCCGTAGTTAGGAACACTTGGGGGACCATGTAATACTGTCCCTATGCCGTGACCAACGAACTGTAAGCTAACCCTAAACCGATGCCGTTCTACATGTTTCTGAACAGCATATGAAATATCACCGATGAAGTTTCCGCCCTTGGCGGCAGCTATGCCTTTATTGAGGGCCTCTTCGGTTGTCTTTAGAAGCTTTCTTTCCCTTGCACCAATTGATCCAACACCTACCGTGCGGCAAGCGTCGGAGTAATGCCCTTGAAAGATGACACCACAGTCAACGCTGACGATGTCTCCCTTTTTAAGGACGGTTAAACTATTTGGAATTCCATGCACCACCTGATCATTTACAGATACGCACGCTGACTCGGGAAAGCCTCGATAACCTAAGAAAGCAGGAACAGCTCCTTCATATGAGCGTATGATTTCCTCTGCTTTTTGTGAAATATCGAGGGTCGTTACCCCCGGTTGTATAAAATCACCAGTAACATTTCTCAATGTTTCTGCTAGTATACGCCCAGACCGGCGCATTCTTTCTATATCATCGGGGGACAAGCCATGTCCTCTATGTAGTAAATACAATACATTACGCAATAATAATAAGACAACGTAGCGTAATTGTCAATTTATTTATTGCGTGGACCTGGTAACCTTCGTAATAATAACTCCGAGTAGTGAGCCTCTACGGCCTTAGTTAGTCCAGGATATAAGTCTTCTATGAACTTAAACTCGGCGCAGGCTAAGTGGTCATGTAGTGCTGTAACTGCCTGCCCGGGAGTCATTCCAGGTACGCCCATCTTGTCGCAGTTAACCACAGAGATCAACTCATCTACGTGTATCCTACGCATAGCGTCGCTCATCTCAGCCACAAGCTGCGCCTGCTGGCTATCCATCAGGCGCTGGTGGAATTCCCTCTTCTGTTTCATCTCC